GCAGCAACAGCAAGAACAAATTTAGGGTTGGCAATTGGTACTGATGTTTTAGCATATAGAACATTTGGTACAGCGGCAAATAGTGCAACGGGTGATTTTGCACCTGCGGCTGGTAGCACTTCTGTAACAACATTAGGTACCATCTCAACAGGTACATGGAACGGTAGTTCAATTTCAACAACATACACCGCAGCAAAAGTAACGGCAGTTAATCAGGGAACGGGTGTAAGTGTTGATACCACAACAGGTTCGGTAACAGTTTCAATTGGGCAAGCCGTGGCAACATCATCAAATGTAACATTTGCTAGAGTAACAACACCCAGAATTGCATTTGAACGGAATGCAAATACCGCACATGGTCTAAGTTGGTATAGTTTTGGTACATACACGGCTTGGTGTGACTATATGGCTAATGGTGGAGCAACAAGTACGGGACCAACAGGTAATATAACAGCATCAACGGGAACATATGTAACATCATGGGCTCGTCGTTTCTTTGTTGAAGATGCAAATACGTATGGTTGGATATTCGAAAAAGGAGGTACCACAAGTACATCACCAACCGTTGTGGCGGAATTACGTTCATCAGATGGTTTATTTAGTACCGCTGGTGCAATATACTCTGCAGGTAGTTTAGTAAAAACTTCAGCTAACTCATCATATTCAACAACATTCAGTAGTGTATCATCAGTAACAGTTACACATAGTTTAGGAACAAAAGACGTGGCAGTATTTGTTTATGACAGTTCAGATAATATGTTCTGGCCATCATCAATCGTTACAACAAGTACAAGTGTTGTTACAATAACTTTTGCATCTTCTAGGTCAGGTAGGGTTGTAGTTGTAAGATAAAATACGTATATTATAGAATATGTTAAGAGAGAATGTTGAAGTAAGTGGTTCATTAAATGTAAGTGGACAATATATCATACCTAGAGGACCGAGGGCGAATAGACCATCTAGTCCTGATATTGGGTCATTATATTTGGAAGAATCTACTAGTGGTAGTTTTGTGGTTACATATACGGCATCGTCGAATTATGATGGTGGTTGGGAACCAGTTGGTTCACAAAATACAGATAGAACAGGATTCAAGTATAGACAGGTTATTAATTACTCATACTTAGCTGGTGGTTATAAATCCGCATCACCATGGAAGAATGTTCATAGAACAACAAATTCAACAGACCAAACGGTTCACCTAGGTGAACTATTAGATTACCCAGCATCATATACATCTGGTGCTTGCAGTAAAAGTATTTTATTTCTATGGTCAACAAACACAGATGGTACATTTAAAGGAGATAGTACTATTCATTCAACATGGACTAGTGGTGTACACATGGTTAATGAAACCGCATATGCTCACCAATCAAAATGGGATTTAGCAAATGCAAGAGATGACTGCGGTACTTTACATCAAGAAACAGAGTTTGCGTGGATATTCGGTGCTGGTGTGGCTGCTGTTGAGAAATTTAATTTAACAAATGAAACGATGTATAGTGTGTACTATGGTGGACCGTACACTTTAACTGCAATGGAAACATCAATTACAGGTAGTGGTCCTTCTGGTGCATCAGGATTTTCAGATGAGAATTATGGTTATGGATGGACACAACAAAGTGGCACAAAACTATTCTTCGCAAATGATACATTCACAAATAATCAACAGTGGGGTGCGAGCGGTCAACAAAAAGGTATTAGTTCAAAGGTGGGTAAAGGTTATGCGGGAAATGAAGGAACATATAACGGAGGTTATAATTTAAGAAGATGGAATGTTTTTACTGAAACTAATTTAGGTAACGTTTCAAAACCGCACCCTAACTGCGGAGAAGAAAATTTTACATTGGGACAAGATCATCAATATATGTTAGGTTGTTATGACGGTGCACAGGTAAATACTAGTTGGAAATTTGTTTATGCTACCGATAGTGGGACTGTTAATCCGTCTGGTCTACCACCAGGAGTAAATGATGGAACATCATCTGGACATTGTGGATGGAGAACATAAAAATTATATTTATAAGATATGCTACACGAAAATATTGAAATTAGTGGGTCCTTAAAAGCACAAGGTGTAATAAAATCACCAGTTGGGTCACGGGCAAATAGACCAGGTAGTCCACAAACAGGTTCTTTATATTTAGAACAAGCCACTAGTGGTAGTTTTTTAATGGTTTATGTTGGTGTAAGTAACAACGATAGTGGTTGGGTTAGAGTATCGTCACAAGTAAATGCTAATGTTGGATTTAAATTCAGACAGATAATAAGCACATCTTTTCTTGCGGGTGGATACAAAGATTCCTCCCCTTGGAAAAATGTTCACAAAACAATTAACTCTACTGATCAGACAACTCACATTGGAGAATTATTAGATTACCCAGCATCATATACATCAGGGGCTTGTAGCAGATATATCTTTTTTGTTTGGTCTGTTAATACAGATAACGCATTTAAAGGGCCTAGTAGTGTAGATAGTGTTAGAACTTCAGCAATTAACATGGCTAATGATACAAAATATACACATCAAACCAAGTTTAATATTACCACTGCTAGAAGTGATTTAGGAACCATGCATAAAGAGACAGAAGTGGCATATATGTTTACTGGTGGTAGTGCTACCGTCGAAAGATTTGATTTAAGCACGGAAACAATATCAACTGGTTTTCATTTATCAACAATCGATGGTGGCGATGGAGGTTCTGCATTTTCTGATGAAAACTTTGGATATGGTTGGACATCTTCGGCAGGTATTAAAATGAGTTTTGCAACAGAAACAATTGCATCTTCTACACAATGGGGTGCACACTCACAACAAAAAGGAATTAGTTCAAAAGTTGGAAAAGGTTACGCTGGAAATGAAGGTTCTTATAATGGTGGATACAACCTTAGACGATGGAGCAACGCCAATGATACTAACATTGGTAACGTTTCAAAACCGCACCCTAACTGCGGAGAAGAAAATTTCACATTGGGTCAAGACCATCAATATATGTTAGGTAATTATGATGGAGCACAAAATAATACAAGTTGGAAATTTAGCTACACAACAGACACAGGAACAACTAGTGTAAGTGGATTAAACCCCGGTGTAAACGCTGGAACATCATCTGGACATTGTGGATGGAGAGCATAAAAATAATTAAATTATGATATACGAAAATTTAGAAGTTAGTGGTAGTTTAACATCAGATAGGGTGGTTAATAGACCACCTAGAGGTGTTAGAGCAAGCAGACCTGGTTCACCATTATCTGGTTCTTTATATTTGGAAGAATCCACTAGTGGTAGTTTCTTAATGTTATATACTGGAGTATCAAATATTGATAACGGATGGGAGAGAATTGCGGCACAAGAAACCATTCCAATAGCATTTAAATATAGACAAGTTTTATCATATACCTATTTGGCTGGTGGATATAAAGATTCATCACCTTGGAGAAACGTTCATAAAACAACCAACTCAACAAGTCAAACAACTCACGTTGGTGAATTATTAGATTATCCAGTATCTTATACATCGGGAGCATGTAATAAAACAATATTGTTTATTTGGTCAGTAAATGACGATGGAGCATGGAAAGGGCCGGATAGTATTCATGGAACTCGGACATCGGCAATCAATATGTTTAATGATACAAACTATGCTCATCAAGCTAAATTTAACACAGGTATTGCTAGAAGTGACGTTGCAACTATGCAAAAAGAAACGGAGTTTGCCTATTTAATTTCGGGTGGATCAACAACAATTGAAAAATTTAACCTATCTAACGAAAGTTATGTAAGTGGATTTGGTGTAACGTCAATAAGCGGTAACGATGGTGCCGGTGCATTTTATGATGAAAGTTTTGGATATGCGTGGACAACATCTGCGGGTATAAAATTTAATTTTTCAAATGAAACACCAAGTTCCTCAACACAATGGGGCGCACACGCACAACAAAAAGGTGTACCATCTAAAGTCGGTAAGGGATATTGCGGTAACGAGGGATCATATAATGGTGGTTATAACCTAAGAAGGTGGAGTAACTCCACAGATACGAATCTTGGTAACGTAGCTAAACCACACCAAAACTGTGGAGAAGAAAACTTAGCATTAGGACAAGATTGGCAGTATATGTTAGGTAATTACGATGGAACGGGTCAAAATAACACTAGTTGGCAATTAATATATGCAACCGACACTGGATCAAATGCGGTTACCGGATTAGCTCCAGTGGTAAATGCCGGAACATCATCCGGACATTGTGGTTGGAGATAACATTTGACTTTATGAATATTTTTCACTATATTGTATAAAAACAATTAATTATGGAACAAGGTTACAAATACGACAGGTCTAATTTTATCAATAACCCATTTGATGAAAAACTAATGCAAATATCTGAAAGCATGTCATTTGCATTACCGAAATATAAGGCATATAATTTCGTTGGGGGTGCACAAATAACTCCATATGCGAGATTAAAACAATGGTTATTGGAATTAAGAGG